GTCATTTCCAGCCACCCCCGCCCAGATTTGAGGCCACCCCGGTTGATGCCGGGGTGGGGTCAGCCTCGTTGGTCTCGTGCGCCTCGACTGGAGTTGCAACTGCGATGGGCTGCTGCGAGGACGTCGGACTCGGGGCCGAAGACGTGATCGGCTGTCCACGGGTCGTCGGGGCGTGCGCCTTGCCCGCAGAGGTGGCAGAAGGTGGCGGTCTCTCTCACGAGTCTGGCTCGTTCTGGGTAGTCGCCTCGGTAGTGGGGTCGTGAGGCGTTGCGGATGGCTTGGCGTTTGCCTTCGCAGGTTGGGCAGCGGGTGGGTTGGGTGGTGAGTCGTCGGCAGGTGAGGCATGGGCGTTGAATGGGCATGAGGTCTTGAATGGTAGTAGAGGGTCCAGACGCGGTACTAGACACCGTGTGACTACGTCACACACGGGTGTCTGTTTGTACACCAACGGGTTCAGAACGGTGTCTGAATGCCGTGTCTGGATTCTTGTGGGTGGTTCAGAACCCGAGCGGGTCGCTGGTTCGGTTCATGTGGATGGCGTCGAGGGCTGGTCTTAGGTCGTTGGTGTCGTACTTGATGCCTGCCTGCCGGACCTGCTTGCGGAAGTCTCGTGAGGCTTTGTGGCGTTGTCCGGGGCGGATGTGTGGGAAGTGTCGGAGTATGGCTGAGGCGAGTTGGTATTGCTTCTCGGTGAAGTTGGGGTTGGAGTCTTTGAGTCGGATCGGGTGGATGTCTTCGAGCGTCTCCTCCACGAGTTCAACCTCGTTGGGCGCCCAGGTGATGCGTGAGAAGAGTCGGGTGAGTTTGATGTGGTGGGCTTCTCGTTCCATGTGGTAGACGAGGTCGACGTCGTCGTTCTTGGCTGAGGAGCCTCGTTGGCCTGATTTGCCTTTGTCTTTGCCTGCGTGGTCGGTTCGGAGCATGGCGATGCCTGCGGCCTTGAGGCTCAAGCCTGTGGTGCGTGCGAACTCTCGGTAGGTGTCTGCTGAGTTCTCTTCTCCTTCTACGGCTCGCCCGGTGGTGTCGATGACGACGACCTGGGCTCCTGTCAGCTCCACGAGTTTCATGACGGCTGCTGCGCCTTCGTAGGTGTTGAGGGCGGGGAGGCTGGGGATGATGGCGTAGTGGAGGTGTGTGAGGTTGTCTTCTTCGGTGTAGCCGAGGCGTTCTAGGCGTTCGAGGAGGTCGCCTGGTGTCATTTCGTAGTCGAGGTAGAGGACGTGGACGGGTGGTTGGGCTGGGCGTCCGAAGATGGGTTTGCCGGTGGCGAGGGCTGCGGTGCAGGCGAGTGCGAGGTAGGATTTGCCGACTTTGGCGACGGCGAAGAGGGCGGTTTGGCGTCCTCGTGCGATGAGCGGGTAGGCGATCCAGTCTTCGCTGGTGTGGTCTTGGTTCCAGAACTCTGACCAGTTCACTAACTGATTCAAGAGTTCGTCGGGTGTTGAGGTGATGGGTGTGGGGTTGCGGCCGAGGTATTCGTTGGTGGCTTTCTTCCAATCGCCACCATGTCTTGTTTGGGCGTAGTAGCCGAAGCGTGAGTATCCGCCTTCGGGGACTGGGGCGTTGGTACTGAAGACGATGAGTGCGTCGTTGCCGTTGTGGTTGACGCTGGCGGAGATGCCTCGGGTTTTGCCGGGGCGGATGTAGTAGTCGGTTCCTTCGTGTTGGTAGGCGTGTGTCCAGCCGTCTGCGGTCAGCAGGGTGTGCCAGTCGGTGGAGGCGTTGTAGCGGGAGCTGGGGAGGTTGGGGTCGTTGAGGAAGTCGTCGTGGTCTCTTGGTTTGGCTCGGTCGATTTTGGGTTGGATGGTGAGGAGGTGGATGAGCCAGGTTGGTGCGTCGGCTGGTTTGAGGTCGGTGATGGCGTAGCCGTGCTCGAAGGTGTATTGGCCTCCGTTTTCGTGTGTGGAGGGTGGTGCGACGACGTAGCCGCCGATGCCTCTGATGTCGAGTCCTTCGCCGAGGCGTTTGCCTGCGTCGTTGCGTATTTCGATGGTGGTGGTGAAGTAGAGGTGGCGTCCGCCGGTTGGGGTGAGGACGGTGACGGTGTCGGGGAGTTGGCCGTGTTCTGCTTCAAGATCGGCGAGTGTGTCACTGCCACGTTTCCCGTTCTTGTCATCAATGTCGAGGACGAAGAATTGTCGGTTGGCTGCTCGCCCGGTGGCGATGCCGACTCCTGCGCCTCGGTAGGTGGTGGTGAACCATTCACGCACAACCTGCTCATCGTTGCTGGCTTCGGTGGTCCACGCTTTCAACAGCGGAACTTTGGTGGCGTGTTGGATTGGAATGACTCGGATGCCTCGCCGTGCGTAGGCGAGAGCTGCGTCAAGAACTGTCATTGGCGGGTGTCCTTTGTGTTAGTGGCGTTGAGTGTAGGCGTGGTCGATTCGTGCTTGGGCGATGGTGATGTAGTCGGGGTCAAGTTCTATGCCGATGAAGTTGAATCCTTCGAGGATGGCTGCTTTGCCTGTTGAGCCTGATCCGGTGAATGGGTCGAGGATGGTGCCGCCGGGTGGGGTGATGAGTCGGCAGAGGTAGCGCATGAGTTCGGTGGGTTTGACGGTGGGGTGGTGGTTGGTGATGTTGTCGAGTCCTTCGTTGCGGTCTCGTTTGTTGGCTTTGGCGCAGTAGAAGAATCGGGCAGCGGAACCGCTGTCGCCCATCTTTCTTGGTTCACTTGGTCTGTCACTATCTGTTCCTGCTTGCCGAAAAGCACCTATCTCGCTCTTTCCACGCTTTGTTGGAAATGCGCCATTTTTGCTGTCGGGGAAGAGCTGGGTGACTTCGTCGGAGCCGTCGTGGATGAAGTTTGCAGGGAATCTGCCAGCGTTTAGTGTCGTGATCTCGGTGTTGCGACGGAATCCCTGCGACGGGTCGCCTACTCGAATAGTCAAGTCGTTGCCCGTTGCTTTTGTGCCGCCCTGAGTTCCGACTCGGCAGGCGTCGATGTTGAGTGCGCCGGTGCCGTGTTGGAGGACGTTGTTGGCGACGGTGCCGTTGAGCGGTTTGCGGGCGAGGACGATGGGTTCGTGGGCGGGTTTGAGTGCGGTTCCCCAACCATCCCACTGCTTGGCAGCGTCCGTAATAGCTTCACCTTTTTCGAGCACATTTATTCTTGGTCCAGACAATGAACCAGAAGTTCCAGCATGTTCAATAGTTTGCTTTCGTTTTTCTCCAGCCGCCTTGTCGATGGCTTTGCTGACGTCGAGTGATTTGGGGAATCCTGATCCGTAGACCCACATGATTTGGTCTCGTATGTCGAAGCCTGCGTCTTCGATGGCGACGGCCATGCGGTGGTAGGTGCGTGAGCCGCTGAAGGCGAGGAGGTGTCCGCCTGGTTTGAGGACTCGTAGGCATTCACGCCAGAGTTGGGTGTTGTAGGCGATGCCGGTGGAGTCCCAGCTCTTGCCCATGAAGCCGAGTTCGTAGGGTGGGTCGGTGATGATGGCGTCGATGGAGTTGTCTGCGAGTTTGGGGAGTTCTTCGAGGTTGTTGCCGTGGATGAGCATGGCGGGTGTCCTTTGTTTAGTGGGTGAGGTTAGCAGGGTATGTCGAACCAGTTGTTCCAGATTTCTGATGGGTGTTTGCCGAGTTTGATGGCGTAGTTGTCGGCTTCCCATTGGTTGAGTGTGGTGTGTGGGTTGCGCCATCGTTGGATGGTGCTGATGTGGACGTGGAAGAGTTGGGCGAGTTGTCGTGCTGAGGTGGTGGTGTGGTGTTGGAGGAGTTGGTGTGCCGGGTATTTAGGTTGTGGGTGTTTGGGTCGGCGTGGCATTGGTGTCCTTGTCTAGTTGTTGGAGGTGTTGGGCTATCCATTGGGCGACGGGTGAGGCTACGCCGTTGCCGCATTGTTTGTATCGGTGGGTGTCTGATTGTGGTGTGCCGTCGGCTTTGGTTGCTGTCCATCCGTCTGGCCAGCCCATCAACCGTTCGCATTCAAGTGGGGTGAGGCGACGGACAGCCATGGTGGTGGCGACGGCGTGGCGGTCTGTTGAGGTGAGGCTGAACATCGGGTCGTTGGGGTGGCTGATGCCTGCGCCTTGTGGCCCGTTGTGGTCTTGTCTGCCAATCATGTTGCCTTGTAACCCGTAGGCGACGGCTTGTGCCCCGGTTTGGTCGATGGTGTAGGAGGGTGTGCCATCGTCTGCTACGCCGATGCCGTTCTGGTTCTTTTCCATTTCACGTCCGTCTTGTATGGGGAAGGCGACGTAGGTTTGTTGGTTGGTGCCTGGTTCTGCGCTGAGTGCAACTGCCCTGTCGTCAAGTTCTCGTACTTCTGCTCGCTGATTGGTGGCGAAGGCAACGGCTTGTGGTTGTCCTCCACCTGACGGTGAACCTTTTGTCAAGGTAAGTGCCACGTCTTCGTTGTATTTCGGTGTCTGCTCAGTCGTGAACGCGACGGCTTGTGCGACCATTGGTGTGTTGCCTCCGCCGGTGCCCATTTTGCTGGTGAGTGTTTGGGTGATGCCGTTTTCTGCGATGCGTGCAGCGTCACGGTACGAGTTCTCAAACACGATGGGTTCCACGATGACGGTGGTTGCCCGTGTGTCGCCTTGGTCGAAGGCGTTGAGTGTGGGGTTGGGTTGGTTGGCGACCCATGTTTCGTCGTCGGTTGCTGACTGAGGCCGCTTGGATTTGACGTATGGTTGTAGGACGATTTTGTTTTCGTGGACTTGTTGTTGCTGGGGAATTTTCCAATCTGATGCGGCTAATGGTCCTACGATGTCTGATCCGAGGATTGCCGTCCGATTGCCGACAACCATGGTCATGCTGCCTTTGTGATCTCGTTGGGAGAGAGTTATGGCTGTGTCGGTTTCTGCCCATCCGCCGAAGTTACTGCTTCCAAAGCTTGCTGGTTCGACGACGAGATGTTCGCCTCTGCTGCTGGGGACGCCGCCTGCACCACCGCTTCTAAGGCAGCCTGCAACCTCACCGGCAACTGTTTGCCTCGCCGTGTTGCCCGTCGCAGGATGCCACTGCACGCCTTCGCAGACAGGTAGTAGCGGGTCGGGACATCGTGCTGCGGTTGCAGTATCAAAGACAGAGACGAGGAACACTCTTCGACGCCGTTGTGGGACTCCGAAGTATTGTGCATCCAAGACTCGCCATTCTTGGACCAGCGCCCCTGCTTCAGCCATTTCGTCGAGGATGACCCCGAAGTCAGCGCCTTTGTTGGAACTGAGCGCTCCGTAGACGTTTTCCCAAAGAGAGATTCTTGGGTATTTTCCATTGGTTTCCTCCTGTAGTTCTTTGATGATTCTGATTCCTTCATGAAAGAGTCCTGAGCGTGAGCCTTCTAGGCCTGCTCGTTTGCCTGCGACGGAGAGGTCTTGGCATGGGCTGCCCCATGCGACGATGTCGATGACTGGTGCATGTTGCAGGATGTGTTTCCCGGTGAGGGTGGAGACGTCATCCCAGCGTGGGACATCTGGCCAGTGGCGTTCCAAGATTCGGGTGGCGTGTTTGTCCCATTCGCATTGGAAGACGGTTTGCATTCCTGCTCGTTCCAAGCCAAGGTCGAATCCTCCGACACCGGAGAACAGTGAGAGAACTTTCATTGGTTGTGCATTCTTCGTTGGTCGGCGAGATTGTCAAGGTGGAAGGTGACGGCTTCTTTGATGAACTCGCTGACGTTCATGTTGCGTCGTTTGGCTTCTCGTTGGATGGATTTGTGAAGTTGAGTGTCGCATCGGAACGACACCATCGGATAAGTCTTCATTTGGCAAGTTGCTTCAGGAACTCAGCGTGCCTTGATTGAAACTTGGCAATGTCGTTTGCAAGTTTGTTGTTTCGGACATTTGAGACAACTTCAAGGCATTGCTTGAATGTGGCTTTGGTGAAGTTGATGCCATCGGTTGAGTAGAACCATTCGCTCTTGCCGGGTGTCCGACGGATTCGGATGTTGGTTCCTGTGGTGTCTATGACTTTCATGGTTGCTCCTTGGTTGTGATTACTTGGTGAAGTTGAAGTGGAAGGACTTGAGGGTGGTTGAGACACCACCAAGGTTCTTGGCGAGGTAGACATCAAAGTTGTTGCCACGCTGGCTGCTTGGGTCAAACAGTGCAGGTTCGCCTGCCGTGAGTACGACTTTGCCTCGATGGATGATGTCTTTCTTTGCGAAGCATACGCCCCATGAGGAACGGTCTGCCTTGAAGTTCAAGGTGTTGTCAGCTTCGATAAGAAGCTGTTCTTTGATGTTGGTAATTTCTGTGGTGTTCATTGTGGCCTCCTTTGCCATGTATGACAGTGTACACGGTTTGTAAGACAATGCAAGTACCCTCCGAAACGCCCTATTTCGGGGTGTTTTGGGGTGTCATGGGGTGGGGTGGGGTGTGCCGGGTGCAGGTGGGTGGTTGGGTTGGGGTGACGTGGAGGGTGATGTGGTTGGTGCATCGGTTGCACGACCAGGTGGTCACTCGTCGTCGTCGAAGTCTGCTTCTCGTTCCATCCATGCTTTGGCGATCTTGGCTTTCTGTATGTGGGAGACGGCTTCGCAGAGACCGATGGTTTCGGCTGCCGTCTGGTTTTCTAGACATTGTATGTAGAAGCTTTGGTCGGAGTCTTCGTCTTCTACGACGGCGATGAGGACGTATTTGATGCACCAGCCCGACCCGGTGCTGTTGAGGTATTGCTCGATGGGGTCAGTCCTCTTCGTCATCACGACCGTCGCAGCAGGGTTTGGAGTTTGGTACGCAGGCGCACGGTCGGAGCGGGTCGAGGTTCATCGTCGTTCCAATGTAATCGGTGGCGACCAGGATGCTTCCCAATGTCTGCCGGGCTTGAATGCGACGGTGATGGTGCCTTCTGGGTCGAGGGTGACGAGGAGGTGGACGCCTCCTTGTCGGTAGGCGTTCATGACGTCGGTTGCGTCAATGTGTGCTACCCAGCGTGAGTGGCCGTCGGAGTCGGCGAGGACGGTGGCGAACTTCGGGTCGGCGATGCTCATGGCTGTTCCTTGAAGCGTGTGACTGCGTCGTTGTGTTTGTCCTCGATGTGTTCATGGACCATGCTGAGGCAGGCGAGGTATCCGGCTGCGTCTACGACGCTGTCTCGGTGCCAGCGGCCGTTGGCATCGTTGGTGCCGATGCGTGCGAGCTTGACGCAAATCATGAACATGATGGCCTGCTTCACCGAGACCTTGATGCCGGTGAAGGCGTAGAAGAGTTGTGAGACTTTCCAGTAGTCGTCGAATGGGTGGCTGTAGGCGTCTTGGCGTGAGCCGTTGACGAGGTCGTGGGCTTCGGTGAGTATCTCGGAACCTTTGGTCACAGTTCAACTCCTTGCTGGATGTGGAGGCGGAGGCGTTCGATAGTGGCCGTCAGCGATGCGATTTGTTGTTTGTAGGCGTCAACTTCTCGTATCGCTGCGGTGAGTGAGTCTTCAAGGTTGTCTCGTTGTTCAGTGACGTGTGCGAGGGCGGTGGACAGTTCGGCGATGCGAAGCTGTGCCTCCTCGTTCATCTGTCGTAGGGCGTCGATGTCGTAGGTCATTTCTTGTTTCTCCTTGTGAGTTCGGCTTCTAGGGCTTTGATTGCTGCTTCAAGACGATCCACGTCTCCTTGGCCGACGAACACTCGGCGAAGAAACTCGATGGCGTCCCTGATTTCTTGTTTGGTCATGGATGCTTTCTAACAGGATGTGACCGGGACAGGGAAAAAGGGAAGGGAAAAACCTGCCCCGGTCACAAGTTCTATGGCTGTGGTGTGCGACCTGGGCCACGCAGGGCAACCCAGGTCACAACACCAATGATGACGACGAGAACAATCAGTTCCACGTCACCACATCTCTGCCGAAGCATCGTTCTTCGGTGCTTCGACTTTGGCGGCGTAGAGCTTCGGTGCGTTGAACGCAGCCGACTTCTTCTCACCGTCACCCGTGTAGCGCACGCTCAGCGTCGAGCCGACGAGCGTCTTGACGCCTGCCTTCTCGGCTGCTTCACGGATCGCCTTGACCATCTGTCCTCGCACCCACAGGTTGGATGCACCGATTGGGGTGTCGAGGGTGAAGACGAATACCCAGCGTGGGTCGCCGTTGTCGTAGGTTTTGACGTTGCCTGCCGGGTCTTTGTCTTGAAGTTTGGTGACTTCGGTGACGGTGCCGGTGTGGGTGTCGCCAATTTTGGCGAACTTGAGTGCAGGCAGCTTGGGGCCACCTGATGTTGATTCCATGAACTCATCGGACATTGCTGTACTCCTTGATGGTGTAGTTGTTGGTGTTGGGGTTGTATTCGAGTTGCACCCGGTTGTTGTAGATGTCTTGGAATGACGACCAAACTCGTTCGGCGTCAACCCATGACAAGTCAGCCAGGGCTTCTCCTGCGGTGTTGTATTTCTTTCCTGTGCGTAGTTCGCAGATGCTACGCACGAGGTCTTTGTCCACATGGCCGTCGTTTTCGGCGATTTCCAGCAGGATGCGGGCGATGCCGATTCGACGTTCGGTGGGTGGGTTCATGCTGATGGAGCCGTTGGCTTCATCGGCGATGTCTCGGATGACGAGTCGGGACTTGTCATCGAGTTTGGTGAATCGCATTGCGAGGATGGTGACGACGGATTCGTCTACGAGGCGACCTTCGAGCGGTGTCATTTGGTCACCTTCTTCTTGGCTGGTGCCTTCTTGCGGGCTGGTGCTTTGGTGATGGGTTGGAGGTCGGGTTCGTTATTGGGGAGGAACCCGGCAGAGAACTCGGTCTCCAACTGATCCAACCGAATCATGAGGATGTCCAACTGCTCTTCGTTGAGGTCGGGCAGTTTGACGCCTGGTGCAGGCCAATGTTTCTTCAACAGCTCTTGTGCTGGGGCTGGGAGGTTCTTGATGCGGGTGAGTGCGTCGGTGCGGTTGAGGTCGGGTGCTGTAGAGGTGGCGACTCCGGTCGTGGGCGGAATCCCGTCGTTGGCCGCCACCTCCACATGCACTTTTATGTGCAGGTCTTTGCGTTTGCGCCATGCTCGCACGTCCATGGCCATCTGTGCTGCTTCCCAACCAGCCACGAGGTCTACTTCGTAGAGGGCGAGTTCGCCTTTACCGGCAGGCAGATGCAGGATGACGCCTCGTGTCTTGTCGATGTCTGGCATCGGGATGTGTTCTTGGGTTTGCCAGTTGTAGATGTATTCGGCGTTGGCGTACATCGCCATCTGAACTGCGATGGCGTTCATTGCGTAGTCGATTGACCCGGTCTTCAAGTCGAACACCTGTTTCTTTTTGCGGGTGTTGAATCGGGCGATGCGATCCGCTGTCCCTGCATACTCGTACTTCTCGTTGACGAGGAGCACTTCGACGAAGCGTGGGTCGATGATGACGCCGTGGTCGGCGATGCCTTTGAGGTAGGCGTCAACGTCGGTTTGTAGTCCGGGGAGGATTGCTGGTTTCTGGCCGAGGTCCAACGCTTGCGTGAGTGAGTGCAAGGCGGTGCCGATGTTGGCTTTGCTGGATGCTCCTGCTGCTTCGATGGCTTGTTGGACGATGCGGTCGAGTGCGTTGCGGTCTTCGAGTGCTGCTGATGCTGCGACGAGTAGGTCGTTGCGTTGCACGAGTCCTGTCGCAGTCATGCGACCTTTCCACGCTGTCAACGCACCTTCGTCGTCCAAGCATTTGGCGATGGTGGTGACTCGTGGGAACGATGTTTGTTTCCCACTGCGTGTGGTGATGAGGTATCGACCCCATCGGTCTTTGGGTGCTTCACCTGTGGTGAAGTCGTCGGTGGCGGGCATTGGCGGGCCTTTCTTGTAGTTGGGCTAATTGGGAATTACTGACTGTACTTTATCGGTGGGGTGTTGGCTGGTCAAGCATAGCGAGAAGCTCCGCCCACACCTTGGCAGGCATGACGGCATACCAGTCGTCCACGTCTTCTGATCCACGACGTTTGACGATGACGGCTCCTGTCCATGCACGGGCGTTGGCCATCTCAACTTCAAGTTCTCGGATGTAGCCGGGTAGGTCAATTTTCTTCTCGGCTTTGACCTCGATGCAGACTCCTGGCATTCCGTCGATGTCGCCTCGGTCGTCTGTCCATCCGGCACGACTGCGTTCAGCGTTCACCCACCCGAACTTGCGCAACCATTTGGCGACGAGCAGCTCGGCCCGGTTGCCTTTGCGTTTATTTGGATGTGCCACGGAGCCTGATTCTACGACGAGCCTCACGCCTACGTTCCGTCGTCGTCAAACCACCCCACACACCAACCTCCTCATGCTTGATGGCATGTTCAAGGCAGTCGATGCGTACCGGGCATTTGATGCAGTACGACTTGGCTTCAATGACGAGGCGTCGCACACCTTCCTCAAAGAACAGGTCGCCTGATTTGCCGTAGCAAGCTGCGTGGCGATACCAGACTGGGTGTTTGCCGACGAAGACGTTGTCTTCGTTTGTCCAGTTAGCGATTGGTTCGTCGGTCACGGCGCTTCAAGATTTCGGTGAGTCGATCAGCGTCACGCTGCTGGATGAGTTGCGACCACGAGCGCACCGCTGACACGAACCCGATGACGAGTACCGCAATGAAGATTGCGATTTGCCAGTCGGTGTATTTGTTGTCGGGGTTCTCTGGTCCGGTGAGCCAGAGTCCTATCCATGCGAACATGAACAAGCCGTTGAGTATCAGTTTCTCTTTTGGTTTCATGAGCCCTCCTTGTGGGTCGGATTTGACCTTAGGGCATTAGTGGCCGAGACTGGTGGATGCTAGGTGGCGGGTGGTCCAAGGTGTCCAGCCTCCGTACTGCCAGATGACGAGGGCTGCTCGGGCTGCGGTGTGTGGGTCGAGGAGGTCTTCGCAGGTCTTCACTATTTGCAACGATTGCAGATAGCCGTTCGGGTAGTAGCGGTTGGGTCGGCACCACGATTTGGTGTGGATTTGGAAGGCGGTCCATGAGACGCCTTTGTCGCCTCGGACGTCCATCCGACATCGGGACTCGAAGTAGGTGATCGCCCCAACCATCGGTAGTTCGGCTTCAGGCCAACCGACCTCACGGGCGACGTCTATCCAGCCTGGGCAGGATTGCCCGTCAGCGACGTTTAGAGGCCGTCTGGGAGGCGTCGGAGCGAGGGTGGTAGTGGTGGTGCTGGTGGATGCCATAGGGCGTTTGGAGGGCTGTTGTGGGGCTTCTGCGGCCATGGCTGGGACGAGTCCGAGGATGGCTATGAGGGTGAGTGTGAGGGTTGCGGTGAGGGTTCGCATGAGGTGACCTTTCGTGGGTGTGACCGCACAGCCAAGGAGGGAAACTGTGCGGGGTAGTCAACTCGTGACGCCCGCCGAGGCCGAGGACTTACCGTCCGTCAGCCTAGTGGACACCTCCTTGTGATGTCTAAGTCGAACCCTACCTGAGATCGGTTCGACTCACTACCTGGGTATTTACGACCATTCCGATGGGGATGCAGAGGACTCCGTCGCAGGAGTCGTCGGCTCCGATGGATTGGACGATGACGATGTGTCCGGGTTTGCGGTCGGGGAGTATCCATCCGGCTGTCCGTACGACGTATGGGTCTTGGTCGAGGTTGTCTAAGTCTTGCCATTCTGATTCGGCGTGGGCGTCATGCCATGTCACGATTCCGAGGGTTGCTTCGTTTAGGAGAGCCATACGACGTACTCTGCGGTGACGCTGCCTCGTTCAGGGTTGATGAAGTGGAGGCGTTGGGATGGTTTGCCGGTGGCTGCGACGAACTCTTTGGCGTAGTCGGAGTCTGATTCGATGCTGCCGGAGACGAACACTCGGCCACCGTTGGCGAGTGTCATGGTGATGTTCTGGTGGTAGTGGCCCATGTAGCAGTCGTCGAAGTCGGGGATGACGCCTGATGCCCAGGCGTTGACTTTGCGCATGATGCCGAACGCTGGGACGTTCCCTCCGAAGCTCTTGATTTCGTCTCCGTGGACCAACAGGACTCGATACTTGCCGATGGCGAACTGTTGATACCAGTTGTCGGAGTGTTGCCAGATGGCGGGGAGGTCGGTGGTTCGGTCTTGGGCGATCTTGTAGGCCATTCGGTCGGCGTTGTCCCCGGCGTAGGTGCCATCCCCGTAGCGCCCTAAGCGTCCGTGGTTGCCCCATTCGCAGACGATACGCAACGGCTTGGCGAAGTTTGCCTGCAACGTGCGCACCATCCGCTCGATGAGTCGAGCGGTCTCAAAGAGCTGCTCGAACAGGTGGGCTTCAATCTCCCAAACTTGAGAACTAAATACATTCCCGCCGCCCTCTACCATGTCACCACCTAACATCAGGACGCATTCATCGACCGGGTGGTCTTTGCGTTGAATCTCGGTGAGGCTGATGACCTTGTCGGTGAACTCGGCGATTCGCCGATCAGCGACCGCAATGTTGTACGACGACGTCTTCTTGCCTAACTGCCAGTCGGTGGCGTGAACCAATGCGACCTCATGCCCTTTACGTCGCTTATCCACGGCAGGGCGCTTGACAGCGAGTCCTCGCCCAGATGCCTTAGCGGCCTCATAGGCGGCCTGATAGATGGCTTGGACGATGTCGTCGGTTCGTCGTTTGTTTCGGGCTGCTTCTCCTTGCGCCTTTTTGAGGAGGCGTTGGAGTTCGTCAATTTGTGATTGTTCTTCATAGGCGTTCATGAGTCCTGAATCTCCGTGCGGATACGAGTCAACGCTGAGTAGGAGATAGAGAACCCTTGGTTCTTGAGTACCCGGTGGATGACGGAGGTGGCGATACCAACATCACGGCACGCTTTCTCGAAGTCTTTCCATCGGTCGCCGAGGAACTCACGGAGACGTGAGTCGGCTTTGTTGGCGTTAGGACGCTTTGCGGCTTCCTGTTTTACTGCGTCGAGAAACTCTCCCATTCGTGGTCCCTCCTGTTAGGTGCCATTCAATGTGTGAATCCACCTTACCCTCGACTCGGTCGATGGTGTTGGATACCCTGTCCAGCGCTTTGACCACATGGGCGTGGTCTTCCTTGTTCTCTTTGCGGAACTGGTCAATGAGTTTGACGATGATTGCGCCAACGGCTGCGATGAGAGCACCCAAGACTGCTGCGATGCCCGTATCCATCCGTCACATCCTACTCAGGAAACACTGGTGGTCGTCCAGTGACATAACGAATGTGCCAAGGTTCCACCTTCGGTATCTCCCAAGAGAACCCGACCTGCGGAGCCCACTGCGCCAAGAACGCCAACCCGCTACGTTTCGCCCTCGGTGGAGTTGCGGTAATCGACACAACTGTCCCGTTCTTCAGCATCAACGCAGCATCCACAGCCAAACCGAAACCATGATTCGATGTACCTGGTGTCGCCACCGGGGCACCAACATGCAAATACCACGTCTCACCGTTCCAACGGCGAGTCACCTGCGTCTTTCGTTTCGCATCAGGGAACGGACGCATCCGAGTCTTGAACAACGCAACCTGCTGATCGAGCGGCCGATAGTCACCAACCTGCGCAAGAACCAGATTCTCCTCTGCCGCTTTCTCACGCAACCATGCCCACGCATCGGCAGCGAAATGATGCAACCTGCCCGACGGTTCAATCGGCTTCAACAGCCGTTTGGGTAGTTCTCCGTTCGGTATCCCTTTGAGGTCAGCAGGGAGCTTCACCGGTACGACGGGAAGCTTCATGACGGTTCAGGAACCGCGACCGAATGCCGTGTCGTTGGGGTTGGCCCAACGCAGGATCGGTGGGATGGCGGCTGCGACTGCGGCTTTCGCCAAATCTTCTGGCGCATAGTTCCCTGTCGAGGCGACGGCAACAACGGCCGCAATGACGCTACGCAGATACGACATGAGAGCTTGCTTGTGTTCAGGTGTCAAAGTCATGAACCAATCCTAGGCGATTGAAACTGATACGAACTCGTCGTTCACAGCATCATAGGTGTCGCCGATACCAGCGTATTTGCCACGGAAATTGCCGTTGTAGGAAGTTTGTTTCCATTCGCCTGCGAGTCCAAGTGATGCGATGAACGCTTGACCTGCGGATTCTGATGCAGGAAAGTCGCCGCCGCCACAATCGTCATTCGACACGGTGATGACTTGACGTACGGTGTTTGTTTCATCAACGAGTGCAAAGTGTGCCATGACTAAGCCAGTGTAAAGCTTCCTGAAGAGGTCCACATGTACCATGTGTAACTTCCGTTTGTTCCAGATGTTGGCGAACCAGTAGTGGAGATTGAAAAGTTTAGATCGGCCGTAAGGAAACGAATGATGACTCGCCCTGAACCGCCGCTGCCACCAGCGTTTGTGTTGCCATAAGTACCACCACCACCACCAGCGTTATTTGCGCTACCTGTACCAGGTGCACCTGCACCGCTTGAACCGTTGCCGGCATTTGTGCCACCTGTACCGCCTGTGACTGAACCCATGCCACCGCCACCGCCACCAACTGTGTACGTTGTGCCTGTCCAGTTATTCGTAGTTGCTGCGCCACCTGCGCCACCTGTTGTGCTGTTGCCGTTGCCACCAACACCGCCAGCGCCACCGCCACCACCCGCATTGGTTTGAGCATTTGAGGTGCCACCATTATTGCCTTGTCCTGAAATGCCATTGCCGAATGTGCCAGCGTTGCCACCTTCACCGCCGCCGGAACCACCATTCCCACCATTGTTGCTACCAGTTGCCACACCACCACCACCGCCACCGATTGCAGCGAACGCGCCGAAATACGATGCCCCGCCCGAATGACCCAAAGATCGAATACCTGCAGATGCACCTGCACCACCAGCACCAATAATCACCGTGGCGGTTCCCGCAACCAAATACTGCCCTGTCAATGTGACTACACCACCACCACCAGCTCCACCTGAGCCTTGATCGGCTGAAGCGTCGGCACCACCTCCGCCTCCACCAGCAGCGATAAATGCGTCAACAGCCAAAACTTTCAATCCAGCGTTCACCCATGCTGTGCCGTTGTAGACCTGGAGTCCTGTGGCTGTCGAGTAGGCGGTCATGCCAACTTCGGGTGAGGGTAGGGCTGAGGCTCGTGCGGCTGTTCCTGCGAACACCATGACGGCCTGATCCATGAGATAGTTCTGGACGTTGCTCGAAGTCAATACTTCGCCGCTGGCGAAGGTGCGGAAGCCGGAACCCATGAGACTAAATACTAACCCAGGCGGTGCCGTTGTAGACCTGCATTCCCGTCGCGGTTGAGTACGTGACCATTCCCGTTTCTGGTGACGGAAGAGCTGAGCCTCGTTCGGCTGTACCTGCGAACACCATCACCATCTGTTTCATCAGATAGTCCATGACGTTCGTGCTTGTCAATACTTCGCCACTGGCGAAGGTTCGGAATCCTGCTCCCATGATGTGTCTAGTTTAGGCGAGCCCAACCGTGACATCATCCAGTTCGGATGTGTCGAGGATGAATTGGGTGAGGAGTTGGGCTTGGCCGAGGCCGAAGCGGATGCGATGTGAACCTGGGGTGATGTCGTGGGCAAGGTTCTCGATGAACATCGTTTTGGTGACGGTGCCAGGTGAACCTGTTTGGTAGGTCTTGGTGATTTCTACCAGGTCGCCGATGTCGAGGACGGAGACGGCTTGACCGTTAGTTGCTGAGAGTCCGTTGAGGAGGACGCTCATTTCGTTGAAGCGCACGACCGGGTCTTTGTATTTGTTGAGCAGGTTCGTGGCGAGTGTGTCACCGGCAGCTTGGGTGTTGAGTGGGATGTCGTTGAGGCTGAGTGTGTTGACGCCGAACTCGGTGGTGGAAGTGGTGTCGACTGCGGTGGAGACGGCGAAGCCTTGGACGCCGACTTGGATTCGGTTGTAGAGGGTTTCGGCTCCGTAGCCGACGGAGAGTTCTTGGTAGGCGATAACGGTTCCGGCTGGAGTGTCGGAGAACTGAATGCCTGCGGTGTCGAAGGAGTAGGAGATTCTCGGTTGGAAGACTGCGGTGCCTCCTCGATCTATGAAGAAGCGTCCGTCCTCAGCGAGCACGACTGCGTCGATGGCTGACTTGACGTTGTCGTTGGCATCGTAGGCGACGGTGCCGACGGTGGCGACACCTGTTGCGATGCTGCGGGTTGCTGTCGAGTAGGCAACTTCGGGTCGGTCGAGGATGGCTGAGACGCGGGCGGAGGTCAGTTGGCTGGACGGGTTGAAGGCGGTGAGGTTGGTGCGAGCCAGGGAGGACAGATCATCGACGCAGGTGACGATGGCGAAGCTGTTGTCGGGTTGCTGATAGTCGATGTCGAGGTCGTTGACTCGGCCGACGAATAGTGGTTCTTGTCCGGCTGTTCCACCGTAGACCTGGACGAATCGGCGTGGGGCGATACCGTACCCGCCTTGAACGAACGGTGACGCCGTGTTCGCAGGGTCAAAGGAACGTCCCGATGCCTTGTCGTCAAGGACGATGGTGGCTTGTCCGACACCCATCGTGTCGAGCTGTGTTGCACGACCGCGACGAATGGACACGCTGGTCACATACTCAGTCACGTCAGCGAAGTCTGTTGAACCATCCAACGTGTCCCCACCATCAAGCGTTGAGGAGTCCAGGGTGAACGCATCTTGCAACAACCCGGTGTCCATCAACACCTTGTAGGTTTGACCCCAAATCGCCGTCTTTGCCATCGGCTACACCATGAAGTTCAGAGGGCCGTTGACACGCTCATAGTCACGCAAGTACTCATAGATTTCCTCACCGACCTGCGCACCATTCAACACACCCGACTGCACAATGATGTTGATCGGCGCGTTGCTGCCACCATTGGTACCGCCACCAGTCGCAAACGGTTGAGGCGTCACGGCAGCAGGAACCGCAGGAATCAAACCCTCAGCCGGACGATTCGACGCAATCCTTGGGAACTTCTTGGCAGCCTCAGCCAATTCAGTCAACGCTGTGGTGTAATCCTCCAACGCCGAACTCTGAGCCTTGATAGAAGCAGTCAACTCATCATTCGCCAAAGTCTGCTGACGTTGAGCCGCCTCCACGGCCTTCTGCAACGGCAACAACTCCTCATCACCCTCACGCAACCCTTCGGTTGCAATACGCAGATTGCGTCGAGCCTCAGCCAACCCATTCGCCGTCTCAATCTGACGATCCTCAGAATCAGCCACATTGAACTTCGCCTCAGCCAAAGCAATCTCCGCCTTCCGAATGTCATCAGCCGTTGACTCAGGGTCCTGACGAATAGCAGCCAACTCACGCTCGGCATCACGCACCGCAATGATTGCCTCCTCGTGACTGAACTTCGACCGGGCAACACCACGCTCAGCAGCAGCCACCGCACGTTGAGCCGCAGCAATGTCCTGAGCAGTACCACCCTGCTGAGCTTTCGCCAACGCATCCTGCGCCTGCTTCAACGCATCGTTCGCATCAGCCACCGACAACTGGGCGCTACCAACCCGCTTCTGGGCTGCACCGAACGCATCCGACGCACCCTGCGCACGCTTCAACACCGACGTGTACTCGGCAATCTTCTCCTTAGCCGTCATCACCGTCTTGGAAGCACCACCAGTCTTCTCATCAAACTGACCCGTCTTGAATGTCGTCACACCATACGAACGAGCCAACGCCTCCAAACGATTACTCTGTGTCGCCAGAACATTCACCGTCCTCGACAGACTGGAGTTGAGTAGAAGCACCTTGCCGGTGAGGTAGACATACGAGTTCCCCGCTGCTCGAACTATGCCATCAGCCCCAGCCGTCGCCGACTGCAACTGCTTCGTCGCCTTCTCAGCCTTGAACAACGCATTGGCTGCCAGCACCGTCACCGACACCAGCGCACTCATCGCCAGGACGAATCCGCCGATTCCACTGGCCGAGATAGTTGTACCGAGAAGTCGAGTTGCGACCGCAGCCAAACCAGCCGCCACCGCATAACCCTTCATCGCAAGACCCAGAACCGTCATCGTCCCGGTGAAAGTGAGAACCGTTATCACGACCGCCGAGAAGATGGTGGCGTTGTCCTCAATCAGTTGAGCCAACTTCGTCAACGGACCAACAGCAGCAGAGATCGCTGGAATCAACCCGGCACCAATCGCCTCCCTCGCCTCAGAAACACTATTCTGAAGAATCTTCATACGACCAGCAGTCGTTTGCGCAGCAGCCTCAGCCGCCCCAGAGAACGTGTTATTCAGTTCAGCAAAGACCTGATCGAGTGACTGACCTTCTTTGACATTGTCACGCAACGCCGGAACCAACGCCACCAACGACTTGAAGTTGTCCACGTTCGCACGAGCCAACGCATTCGACACCTCAACCAGTGGCGCCCCGGTCGCAGCAGCAATGTTCTGTGCAAGAACAACCTGCTTCTCAGCCTCCGCAAGATTCCCAGTGGCACGAACCAAAGACTCAATCGACGGACGAAGCTCACTATCCGTGAACCCCGTCAACCGTGACTGAGCCTTGATGAAATTCTCCGTCTCAGCAACAGCATCACCCGTCGCACCAACGACGTTCTCCAACGTCTTAGCCAACTTCGCCTGCTCAGCTTCATCCTCAATCGCAGCCTTCGCTGCCCCAGACGCAAACGCAGCAAGACCAGCAAAGGCTGCTGCCGAAGCCAAGGCAATCTTCTGGAAGTTTGGTAGAAGTTCGTTGACCTTCTTGTTGGCTGCACCGAACGCATCGGTGGCGGCCTTGCCTGTCTCACCGAACGCCTTGAGCAGGTCTTTCGGGTCAGCAATCAGCTTGACAAGAAATGTGCGCTCA